GAATACTCATGAACCCGTCACCTGCATCCGTATAACCCGCATTTTGCTCCTGTTCTCCTGCTGCTTTCTTACTTTCTGCAAATTCCTGTTCCTCAATCACAACATCGGTCGTATATATCTTTTGACCGTCTCTGTTGGTGTATGAACCTGTCTGAATCCTGCCCGTAATAGCAATTTTTGTTCCCTGCTTGAAATACTTCTCTGCAAATTCGCCGTTTTTGCCAAATGCAACGCAGGAAATGAAATCCGCTGACTGCTGCCCGTCTCTTGCACCTCTGCGGTCGACTGCCAGTGTGTAACGTGCCACGCACATGGATTCTTGTGAACTGTTCTGCTGTGTATATCTGACATTCGGGTCTCTTGTAAGTCGCCCCATCAATATAACTTTATTCATTCGCCGTTTCCTCCCGTTCTCTCTGCATCACATATTCATTTTGCATTTTCTGCAATCTGACAAGTCCTTTTTTGAACTCAAGGTCATCGCCATTCATGCAGACATCGAATATTTTCTCATAATCAACAATATGGGTCTTGATGAACTCTGCCTCT